GCGTCGCCACCAACCGCATATGTCATTAATATATTGCTATTATAAAACCATAATTGATTTATGTTGAGGTCTGTCGTGGATCTACCAGACGACCCTCCAAGGTCACCCCACCAATTTTTCTCGTAATAAAAAAATATTTTAAACAGGGGTATTGGAACCAGCTGGTTTTGAATATTCTCTATAAAATTACTGGGAAACCCGAGTATTGTAGAAACACTATTCGCTGCAGTACATATGTACAAATTTTGCGTGACAACTTGATAAGCACGTTTGTTCCCGTCTGTAATTTGCAGTTTAATGGTTTTATCCGTATTGGTTTCAAACTTATCCAAATTTACATTGAATAGTATATTGCGATTGGACCTCATATTGTTATGCGCCGCCTTATCGCATGATGTGGGAGAGAAGGTGCTAAGTAGTTTTTGCGGGGCTTGTTGGTAGCCATATTTAACACAATATTGCGTGGAATCGTGGCTATGTAACGCGAGCAACTCGCCCGCGCCGCTTACAAAACTTATGTGCGGGTCGTATAATCCAGCGTAGCCGGATATTTCACTAAACCGAATCCAGTTTTCATTTGAAATTTTATTCGCGCCATTTACAACTGTCTCTTTAAAATCCAATGTGGACAAGTCGGATTTATATAGGGCTCTTCTATTACTAAGATCAAAATTATCGGTATACTTATTCCGTGCAAGTGTTTTTTCAATATTATCTGTTATGAGAGACATTACATCCTTACCCTTCTCATCGTCGTCTACATTATATACCAATTCGGTTTCTGGAAATAGGGCATTGTTGGCGAATCTGTGTTCGCGCCCATAATAAACCCCATTTGCCTGAACATATGGCACCTCTACAGTGGCAAGTTGAAGTAATTTGAGTAGGCGCACAGTTCGCGGATGAATAGATGGGAAAAGTCTCATACCGCCAAATTCTGGCACAACCTTTGTTTTTGGGTCCATTGCTTTAGTAGTTGTACTTGATTCTAATCTGCCTCCAATATGACCTTCCCGTTCTAAAACAAGGATTTTTTTGCCCGGAAATTCTAAGGTCAGCCTTCTTGCCAGGTATGCGCCGGTAATTCCGGCTCCTACGATAACATAATCAATAATCTGTTCGCTATTTTTGTTAGAAGCGTGCGACCTTTTATAACGCCTTCGCTTCTTTGTAACCGAGACTGATGCACCATTTTTACTCCTATTTATCGCATGTCGCTTATTAGTCGCCATATATTACAAAGAGATTTTATAATATATGTTTTGGTTATATTGTGTTATATCTAAAGAATATGAGGGTCTACATGTAAGCAAAAATCATATACCCAATGCATAGCAAAAACATAAGCGGCGCAAACCTTTTAATGTCAACCATCAGTTCATTATATATGAATACTAACGGCTTCCAAGTTGGTTGATTGCTGCCGTGATTCACGTTATAAATATAGTGTCTTAGTACAGTGTCTGGAAACTCTGGCGCAATTTTGCGAACAAATACAGCGCACTTGTTTTTTTGCAATTCGGTATCCAAAAATAGCAGGTCCGTTTCGTTCGCATCCTTGAACAAATGTGGGCTGGTGGGACTGGCCATCCGATTCCAGTCAGTAATGTGCGTTACTTGCGACAAGACCGGTCCACCTGGATCCAACTGTTTATAGCCGTGTAAAATGATAGCAAACAGACTTTCATTTGCCAGCCCACCGTCGCATATTATTTTCGTTACCTGCGGCTGTTTAGTAACAAAATTGAGTATGTGAAGCACGTTTTCTCTCTTTAATATAAACCACGGATCGTTGGCAAGACGGAGATCGGGTGAAAGTTGTTTCAGATTTGCTCGTTTGTGAAAGTCAACATTCCACCATGCCGGCTTCCAACTCATAATACTCTTATTGTAGTGAGTGTAAAACAAGCGTCTAAAGTTGCTGGGTGAAATAATTGGACAGCAAGAGTCGGTTAACATGCAAAACCAAGTGTTATTCGGGTCGTGTGACAGAGCAAAATTCATAATTGACGTGTACGCCGGAATAACATGATAATAACTGGTCTCAAAGATATATGACGGGGGGATCGCATGCGCACGAATCCAATCTGATTTAATTTTTCCAAATTCTTTGTAATAAAAGTACACGTTGATGATGTCCTTATTTTGTTCAATCCATTCCCTCCATATTTCTTCCTTATTTAATATGTGATCGTAGCTGATTATAAAACATAATGCTACCTTCATAGAAAAACAACGGGTTAAATTTTTAAATCCTTTTACATCTCAAATGCCTATTAATTGCACCTTTGCGAATTACAGTCGTACACTGGAAATTAAATATTCACAAATGTATAATAAACATGCCAGATACGGTGGCTTTACCTGTTGCTGTAGCAAACAATAAATATTCAATAGATTTAGATGATACTACAAACACCATTACTCTACTTGTTAGCGAAATATTAGAAGACGAAATAGCTACCAGCGGCGAGGAAGCCACTAATAAATTGTTGGTTAAAAAAGAGGTGGCCACAAATAAACTGATAGATAATATCGTTGAAAAAATAAGGGATACACAATCTGCCTTAATAAAAAACGTTATAGTAAACACAAATTATGATATTATACAAGAGAAACGGTTCACAATATTGAATAAAATACGGAAAAATTGCATAAAACATTCTGCATACCATAACCATCGCTATCACTTGTATAAGAATGTACTGTTCACGTGTTTTCGTGTGCCTCTGATAATATTGAGCGGCATAAATTCGTTCTCGTCTGTCGGCCTGCAACCATACATTCAACAAAATTATATATCTCTGATAACGGCCATGATTTCACTCTTCTGCGGCATATTGACCAGTATAGAACTCCTGATAAATTTGCAAAAACGAATGGAGTTGGAGTTAGAATCCTATAAAGAATATTATAAAATAAGCGTTGATGTTTACACGCAATTACTACGCGCGCCATTAGACCGCGGAGATAAGGGGGACCTTGAAAAAATTTTGGCAGAAAAATACAATGAATATAGGATTCTCTCTGCGCGAAGCAATGGAGTTAATATGGGGGAGCGCAACTTTGTAGACGAGTTTGAATTGGATGACATTGAGACTGATTTCACAGAGCATCATTCGGAGGCGACGATCATTCCTGAGTACGGGAGTTCGCGTTGTTTTATGTGTCCACCGTGTTGCAAAACAACCTTTTTATCGTGTATTCAAACGATATACCATTGTTGTTTTGATGGCTTAATGGAACAAGAACATTTAGCAAAACGGAGTCATGAAAACATGTCGCACATAAGAGGTCATAGTTTTAAACGTTCCTTGAAACACGATGTGTAGTATATTTGTAGTATGTGTAATTATAGTATATTAGACATAATATATAATAAAATTGATTATTTTAACACCCGCCTTGATATCGGCATCAATCAAAATGAAAACGGAAGTTGTATTCATACAGGCATTAAAGAGAGAAATTGTGTTTTACATTGGTAAGACCCAGAGTGAAAATTTTGAGACGATTGACAAAGGGCGCGAGAACGACCTCTGGTTTCATGCAAAGGACGTCTCATCGTGTCATGTTGTATGTGAAGTGCCAGAAGATATAACCTCAAAAAGGGACATGATGTATATTATTAAGGCCGGTGGGCTGCTATGCAAAAGCAATACAAACAAGCTAAAAAGCGAGCGAAATGTTGAAATAATTTATACTCTAATTAAAAATGTTACAAAAACAGCAATCGCCGGTTGTGTAACCACGCAGAACGCCAAAGTAATTATATGTTAACTCTATTCTCTCAACTTTATTTCTCAACGACGACATTTTTAGATATATTTCTTATTATTTTCTCTTCCTTTTCAGCGTCATTATCACCCGAACCGCCAACTGATTCTATAATAATTTTGTTATATTGGTCTGAATATTTGGAATGATAAGTGCCGCAATCAGGGTGAGCTTCTTTAAACTTTGGCAACAGTCTTTGGTTCTTGGATGCTACCCGTTTTATCGCCTTTTTGATTTTGCTATTTGATTCATCCTTTTCCCATTTATCTTCATCTCTGATGTACATTGTTTCTCTCTTTTTATCTGTACAATGAACGGGTCTTTGTGTCACATCCAGTTCGTTCAAATTCTTCACAATAATGTTGGATATTCCTTCAACATATCCCAATTCTCCAACCTTTTCCAGATCCGACAATTGCAACTTAATAGAGTCAACGAAATCCATTATATTCATCGCGTCTTTGCATGTTTCGTTCAAGAAAAAGTTCAGATTGAATGCCTTGTTATTCGAGTTGGTCATATTTGTGTTATTGGTCGTGTTGTGTGTGCCATTTTTGATAACTTCTAACATTTGAGATTGTGTACCTATCATTAAATGTTTTAAATCGGTTGATTCCTTTATAAGTTCGGCGTTTTGTTTTATAAGCATTAGTATCAGACCGTCTTTATCGTGCATAGAATATTGGGTTTCGTTGTTAATGTCGCATGATTGGTTCTCATCGTGACTTTTTTTGCAACTACCACGAGATTTATGTTTCCATAATCCAGCCTTTGTTTGAAACTGTTTGCCACACTCACAATTAAGGATGTGCGCTTTTTTAGTTCCAGCAAGTTCCATATTAGTTCCAGCGACACGAGACACGTGTTTAGTCGTCTGGACGTGTCTGTCCCAGTCACTTGGTTTTGAGCATAGATAGTCACATTCGTAACAATGAAATTTGGCGGTTTTTGGCGGAAAATTTGGTTCCATTTCGCCTATATATAGGAAATAGAAAAAAACGCCTAAACCCTTTTAATTAAAAACAATAAAATTTTACCGTCACAAATTGAAAATTATTTTTTTGGTGGCCAGACCATAAATTTCACTTATGCTCACAAAACATGTATTTCGGGTAAAGTATTTTGGCAAATCCGTTTTTGGACATTTTTTTTGTCCAATTTCAATTTTCCCAAAATACTTTCCAGGGTAAAAACACGATATCTTGGGCCCTTTAAGTACTTTAATTATATTATATCAAAAATATACTTAAAGCAAAACAATCTATCTGTCCAAACAGCAAGTTTCAAATACTATAGACGTGGCCTTGTATGGATCAATATTGGCAGCAGGTCGTCTGTCTTCAAAGTACCCACGACCGTCACGGAATGTCTGAGTGGGAATGCGAACAGATGTATTGCGGGTGCCAACACCATAACTGAACTTGCTTATATCCGACGTCTCATGCTTACCTGTGAGCCGAAGTTCATTGTGCTGCCCGTAAACCTGTATGTGTTCTGCGTGTTTTTTACTCAATTTTGACATGTACGAATCAATTACACGTATTCCGCCAAAGTCGCGCATAGCCTGCGTGCTGAAATTGACGTGGCACCCAGAGCCATTAATGTTGGCAGACGGTTTCGGGTAATAAGTTACATCAACATTATGCAATTCAACCACTCGTTCCAGAATATATCGCGCAACAATAAGCTGGTCAGCCGCATTTATTCCTATGCACGGGCCAACCTGAAACTCCCACTGGTCCTCAGAAACCTCCGCGTTAATTCCGGAAATAGCCAGCCCAGCATACAAACACGAAGTCAGGTGTTTTTCAACAATCGTGCGTTCCAATTTACTTCCTCGGCCGCAATAGTGAAGCCCATCGGGGACTGGCGTTGCAGCCGCCTTATCAGCAGCATTAAACACCAAAAAATACTCCTGCTCCAATCCAAACCATGGGACCTCGTCCAACTTCTCATTAAAAATTTGTGCAGCATTATGTCTGCTATTAGTCGGCAGAGGTTTGCCCAAGGTATCGTATGTATCGCAGAGGACAATGCGACAATCGCTTTTCTCGCCCTTACGAAACGGGTCAAAAAACACATTACACGGCTGCAGAACCACCTCAGTATTCCCGTCAGCGCTGGCCTGTTTAGTAGACGAGCCATCATAATTCCATATTGGGATCATCTCCGTATTCAACGAATTGTCTGGCAAATACATACCTGCAGCATCTAATATCCGCGTTTTAGACCGCAGCTCTCCATCGCCCCCAATCCATACATACTCACATACAACAATCGTTTTATTTGCCATTAAATTATTTAAACAAAGTATCTTTAAATAATTTGGTATCATATTACTAATTTTAGCCAGCAACTAACGCAGTATTTTTTACGATACAACACAAATGTAGGCACTATATGGTCAAGGACCGCCATTTTGGTTTCAACCGCGCACGCCTTGCAATTTGCGCACTTAAATTTGGTCGTTTTGTGCAACTCCGCAATTCCAGATGCAGTATTGGAGGTGTATGTAGTTTCTATAAAAAAATCCACAAGTTGTGGAGGTTTTTTCTTTTTATCAGTCTTAGATTTTGTCATGACGCGCCTACTATACTATTAAAAGGCGACTATTTCTAAATCCCTAATGCTCCAATATTCACATCCTCCGCCGGGAATAGGTCTTCTAATAATAAATGGAATTTTCTTCTCGCGGAGCTCCAACTCGGCAATAATATACCCGTCCACAATACTTTCCGGAACTTTGACCAGCGGCTTTGCGCCGGTTTCAATTTGTTTGGCTCGCTGGCCTAAAACTCGCGCCCGCTCATATTTTGTCAAATAAGGAATAGTTCTGTGAAGCGGGTCAACAATAATCCCATCGGAATTCTTGACAACAACCGACAATTTTGCAATTTCCTCGTAGTTGTGATTCATGCATTCTGGGTGGAAGGAGTTGACATAATTACGGATAACCTCATTGTCAAATTTCTGTAAATAATTCTCGTCGTATTCGTCATACTCATCATCATCATCGTCATCAATTACTACGGTAGGTTTCTTACCCTTATTTGCCTTTACAGGTTTTGACTGCACACCAGGTTCATCGCCGTCGCCTTCAACTTCAACTTCTATATCGCTGTCATCATCTGATTCTTCGGGCTCCGCCTCATCCTCGTCGCCGGCACCTCCAGCTTGCGATGTAACTTCCTCGTCATCATCCTCTTCGTCGTCATCTACCTCCTCCTCATCATCCTCCTGACCAGCATCATCCTCTTCGTCCTCGCCGCCTCCGCTATAGACTGCGGCCGCCCTGATTAGACCGCCGCCAATCTTTCGGGGCACCACCTTCTTATTAACTCTACCCTCATTATCACTATCGCTACCATCAGATCCAGGCTCCTCGTAGTCGTTTTCGTCGTCACTCATTGCTGCTATATTAACTAAAGATAGTTTTAAATATTTATTTCAATTTTCTTTTAAAACAAAAAAGAAACACACAAATAAAAACATTCATTTACAAATTTACCAAGTGCAATTAAATTAAGCTGTTTCGTTTGTCTGCCACACTGTTTCGCAGTCTGAGCACAGATAAATGTATTTCATCTTGCTATTNTCGTATCTAATATAAATAATTTCCCGTGGCTTGCCATCTTTGTTTGTAACACACTCCACATTTGGGCACAACACGGTATTAATTCGCGGCAGAGTGGGGTCCAATTTTGTATATTTATTCACTATATGACTAAATGTTTGTTCCGACTGCTTGATATGGGTTTTTGATACACACACGTTCTCTATAGCAAGAAGTTTGTCCTCGTTTCCACATTTGCGGCAGTAATATATTAGCTTGTTCGGGTCATCACTATTTATACGAATATAATACATATTAGCGCAGTTAGAACAGAAATGCATCTTTGATATAATATACTTTTACTTTATTTATTTATTTCAATTTTCTTTAAAATGAATAAATAAGAATTGGGTGCCCTACATAATTTTGGCAATGGCATGTGCAGCTTTTAATCTGTCAATTAATGCCCCATAGTCTGCTCGGATTGTCATGCTATAAAAACCGGTTTTAAAGTCAGTCGCCACGCCACCCAGCTCCTTGTGTTTCTTTTCTGCAAATTCAATGAATTTGTCAAAGTTTTTATTGAAATTCTCTCTTACAAATGGGTAAAAATTGTCAAAAAACGGCATAAAAACGCCATGTTTCTTATCAACAATGTCGCAAACCGCAATATCAAGGTTCGCAAATTGAATAATTTCATCATATGCAGTCATGTCGCGGTGCCCCTTCTCAACTCCAGGCTCGTTTAATAGCGGGTCCTTGCATAATAATGTACATAATGTCAATAGCACAGTAGAAATGGATTGGCACGATGTCCACTGATCGCCCCGCCACGTATTCAAGAGAGAAACACATACCTTGCCGCAAACGTATAAATTCGGATTAAAACGCACATTATTGCCATTTGTCCAGTACTTTACGGCCGGCGGCGTGTGTGGATAATCGGCCGGATAGGTAAATTCAAAGAAGTAGTTCCCGCCAAAGTAGGGCGTTTCAGATGGGCCTATAATGAGTGCGTAGCCCTTTAATATATCGGTATCATCGTGAATGTAATATATGCCGTTTTCAGTAAGCGGATTTTTCATTATTTGTTTGACGTCCTTTAATAGCCTGGTAATTGTTTCTTTTGAAATACGGGTAGTCATAATATGTTTCATATGAAAATGTATTTATATCATTTCGGATTGTAATATTTTCTAACCCGAGGCCTCTTGCTGCGCGTTTTCCTGCCTCGGGAACTCTTGCTTCGCGACCTCTTACCACGCGACTTCTTACCGCGCAAACTCTTGCGACCTCTTCCACCAAGAATATTACATTCAAATCTGCGGCGTATCGGGGGTAAGCCAGTTGTTAGTCTATCAAAACTGACCAATTTCTCGGGTAAAAGCTCTTTTAACGCGTGTGCAATGTCAACTGCTGAGAGACCCAGATCCTTATAATCCTTATACAACATACCCTCAGGCAAGTTTTCTTGCGACACATAGTCATCCCCTGATAGGGTTAGCCAAAGCGTTAAGTTGCTAATCGTTTGAATTTCTTGCAGAACTGTATAAACTGGGTTGCCATCATTATTTTTATATTTGGCAGCATAACATTTTCTATTCCACAACCCAGAAGGGTCTTCCTCAATGCTCAATACCAACTTTGGCGCCACCCCTAATACCTTATTTATGATATCATCTGAACTAAGGTCATGCAAATTTGCACGCATTGGCATACAATTTTGCTCATAAAGGCAATCTTCACCCCACAAAGAGTCGTCTCTTAAAAATCCCATTGCGGTATAACTAAAAAATCCAGGCAAATTGTTATACCCACCCGCAAGTTCTAATAAGCACTCCTGGTTAATACTTGGGTCATTCTTTAATTTTGCTATACAATATAAACAGCCTCCCAGCAGTACGCTCCCTTTTATCCCACCCGGCGTAACACATATTAAATTTACACACCATGAGTTTGGACGTTCTTCACATTCCCCCTTCTGAACGACAATGAACCCTGCAATCGCTCGTAGTTTATCTTGCGACGTTTTCTGCGTACTTCCCACTCCAACGCCAATTCGGCGATTAATCGCCACTAATATGTCATACTTATCCTCGCCCGCATTGATAGCCGATCTTATTGCCCCTTCACCATATTCAGTGCCTATATCAGAACATATGCCTGCTAACTTTACCAAGACACCCATCGCAATTTCGTTCCGCTCAGTCTCTTCTGCTTTTAATTTGTCAATGTCCACTGTAATGGATCTTGCGGTCGACCTAAGCGGAGGTGGGCTATACCACGCATGAAACGCCGCACGATTGTATAATGTATAATTTGTTAACAGGGTTGATGCGCGACCGCTGTAGTCTGTTATTGCGTCGTCCAAAAATAGTGACATTTTAATACTTATAATAATACAATATTATTTCTTCAATCGTTGTTCAATTATTTGAATCAACTCTTACACATAAGCGCCTAAACAACCAGTTGTTCTACACGATATACTCGTAACAATGCCGCGCGTAATAATTGCATTAATCAGCTTGGATAATATGTTTCATACAAGAATGTATTTATATCATTTCGGGTTTTAATATTTCCTTCTACGTGTTTTTATACCGCGAGCACTCTTGCGTCGCGTCCCCTTGCATCGGGTTCCTTTACGACCTCTTCCTCCAGAGATAGCGCAGCCAGCTCCCGGGAGTGCGCCAGAGAGTTTATCAAATTCGTCTAATTTTGCATTTAATTTTGCGGATAACTGCCTTCGTATAAAAATATTAGGTTTCACACCAAACCACGAACGCTGATAACGGTCGTGCAATGTAACTTCAGACGTAATATCTGGCTTATATGCGTTTTTTAATAAGGTTAGCCCGAGTATTACGTTGTTAATTGTCTGAATTTCTTTTAGAACCGCATAACCCGGGCTAGGATCATTTTTTTTATATTTGGCAACTTCACATTTTCTATTCCATAATCCAGAAGGGTCTTCCTCCACGCTCAAGTTTAACAGCGGTGCAGTTCCTAATACTTTTTTGATAATATCATCTGGAGTAACGACCGCTACATTTGCGCGCATTGGCATACATCCTTCCGTGTTAAAACAGTCTTTGCCCCACAAGGAGTCGTCTCTTAAAAATCCCAATGCGGTATAACTATAAAAGGCCGGTAAATTACTATAACCATCTGTAAGTTCTAATAAACACTCCTGCTTAATATATGTGTTATTTACTAATCGTTTTATACAATATAAACACGCCCCCATTAGTAGACTCCCCCTTAGCGTATTTGGTCTAACACATATTACTTCGACACACCATGACTGTGTAGACCTCTTACATTCGCCCTTTTGAACAATAACGACCCCCGCAACCGCCCTTCGCATCTTCGTTTTCAATGTATTCTCCGTACTTTCGGGTTCATCCATGATTCTATTATCCAATGCAAACAATATGTCATATGTTTCCGGCATCGCGAAAGCGGACGCAATTGCGTTAATTGTGTACCAACGACCTACAGAATTAGAACAGAGGTTCTCCATACCATTATTGGTCAACAAATTCATGTCGGTTTGATACTGCATTACAACAGGCCCATGCTCTGAACTACCATTAAAACGCTGTAAACTATCATTAAAACGCTGTAAACTATCATTAAAACGCTGTCTGGTCACACCAAAATACATATTATGAAACTTCACCCTGTTATATAATTCATAATTTTGTAACGCGGATGATACGCGAAGGCTATAGTCTGCTATTGCGCCGGCCGAGAATAGCGACATTATAATACTTATAATAATGCAAGATTATTTCTTCAATCGTTATTCAAATATTTTGAACAACCTTTACATGAACGCGCCTAAACAACCAGTTGTTCTACACGATATACTCGTAACAATGCCCCGCGTAATAATTACATTAATCAGCTGGGATAATAGTGGGTTATTATTAAATAAAAAAATGAAATAGAAAAATGTCAGTATATTATATCAACAAATGAATGTACCAATGAACGCGCCATCTCAATTTAAGGATTTAAACGAATTCTTAGCAAAGCATAGTGCTAAGAATGAACAAAAGGTGGGCGAGGCGTCGTGCTCCACACATACTCGGATCCCCGATAAGGAATTAAACATTTATCCAGGGTCATATATAATTCCGAGGGAGGAGCTTGACACCTTTTATAGACTATATTATGAGAGTGTATTTATTAAACAACGCAAAGAATATTTGACAGAGCGACAATTAGACGCCTGCGGCCCCATGGCAGTTGACTTTGATTTCAGATATAATCATGACGTAACATCAAGACAACACACGCGGGAACATGTTTGTGATATGGTATGTGAATATTCCGAACTACTTAAGGAATGCTATTTAATAAAGCCGGATATTCCATTTGATGTGTTCGTTTTTGAAAAGCCAAACGTAAATAGGTTAGCGGACGGTTCGTTGACCAAAGATGGTATACATATGGTAGTTGGGATGCAGATTGACCACAGTATGCAGACCTTAATCCGTGACAAAATGATTGAAAAGCTGAAGGATATTTGGGACCTACCTCTCATCAATACTTGGGACTCTGTATTAGACGAGGGGATTAGTAGAGGCAAGACGAACTGGCAGCTGTTTGGGTCACGAAAACCCGGAAACGAGGCGTATGAACTGACACATCATTACATTATGGAGGTTGATCCGACCGACGGGCAGTTTAAGATGGACGAGGAGGAGGTAAGCAAGTTTGATTTAAAGGCAAACTTTGAGCGACTATCTATCCAGTATGACAAGCACCCGAAGTTTGACATTAATCCTGCAATTGTGGATGAATACAATAAGCGAATAGAAAACAAGGGGACCAAGCTAAGAAAGGCGTCCAGTAAAATTAAAATGAACTTAATAGTAGAAAACGACGACGACAACGAGTACGATGAGCAGATGTCTATTAATGATATCAAGAACAAGGACTCGTTGGCCAAGGCCGTAGACATCATGTTAAAGGGTTTGGGTGCAAACGAGTATGAGATCAGGGAGATACATGAGTTCGCGCAGGCATTATCGCCAAAGTATTATGACCCCGGGTCACACTTGTTAAACCGCCAAGTTGCGTTTGCATTAAAGCATACAGATGAGAGGTTGTTTCTGTCGTGGGTCCAGTTGCGAAGCAAGGCATCCGACTTTGATTACAATAGTATTCCAGAGTTGTACTTGGAATGGAAGAAGTTTACGCGATCAAACCAGGAAGGGGGAAAGGTGACGCGTAAATCCATCATGTACTGGCTTCGCAAGGACAATCCTGTGGAGTACGAAAAAATCAAGCAGACAACTATTGAATATTATTTGGAGCGGGCATATGAAACCGGGACAGAGTATGATATGGCAATGGTGTTGAAGCAAATGTACAAGGACAAGTATGTCTGTGTAAGCTATGACAAGAGGGGCATTTGGTACCAATTTAGAAACCACCGATGGGTTGCAGACAAGGGTCTGACTCTTCGAGCGAAGATTTCCGAAGAATTGTACATGCTACTTGCTGCAAAGGTGGAACGGTTAACAAAGGAGATGTTTGAGTACCAAGATGACGATGAACGTAAGACGTTTCTTCAGAAGAAAATGAAGATTATCGGCGAAGTGAGTATCAAGCTGAAGAGAACGAACGACAAGAACAACATTATGAGAGAGGCCGCTGAGATCTTCTATGACGGCGAGTTTATTAGACATATGGATACGAATAAATATCTGATGTGTTTCAATAACGGAGTCGTGGACTTTACGAATAAAATATTCCGAGAGGGGTATCCGGAGGACTATATTACCAAGACCACTAAGATCAACTATCTTCCGTATGACTCCACAAGTGATGAGTTTATGAATACTGTCAACGAAATTGAGATATTTATGGGTAAGCTATTCCCCATTCCAGACCTAAACCGATATATGCGCGATCATTTGGCGTCATGTTTAATTGGTGCAAACAAGAACCAGACATTCAATGTGTATCACGGAAGTGGTAGTAATGGCAAGTCTATTATTGCGGATTTAATGTCAGTTACAGTGGGTGAGTACAAGGGAACTGTTCCGATTACGTTGGTTACTGATGTAAGAGGTAAAATTGGCGGCACATCTGATGAGGTGCTTAAGTTAAAGGGCGTGCGATATGCTGTAATGCAAGAGCCATCAAAGAACGTAAAGTTGAATGAGGGTATAATGAAGGAGCTTACCGGAGGTGACCCGATTCAGGCAAGAGGTCTGTATTCCGAGTCGGAAATATTTGAGCCCCAGTTTAATCTGGTCGTCTGCACAAACAACTTGTTTGACATTGAAAGTAATGATGATGGTACATGGCGAAGAATCAGAAAGTGTGATTTCTTGGCGAAGTTTATTGATGAAGGGGAAACTTACAATGACGAAACGCCGTATATTCATAAAAAGGACAAGGGTCTAAAGGACAAGCTGCCGTCGTTTGCACCGGTGTTTGCAAGTATGTTGGTAAAACGTGCATTTGAAACCGGTGGTATTGTAGAAGATTGTGAAACTGTATCAAACGCATCAAATAAATACAGAAAGGGTCAGGACCACATTGCAGCGTTTGTCAGTGAAATGATTGTTAAGACAGACAATCCGAATAAATTTGTGAACAAGTCTGGGTTGAATGCTGCTTTCAAAAAGTGGTTTGAAGAAACCCAGGGGCTAAGACGAGCGCCAAAGGCAGAAGAACTGCATGAATACATGAATAAGAAATTTGGCAAGAGCAGGCCGAAAGGGTGGTACGGCGTTCAGTTCTTTGAACCAGATGAGGAGGATGAGGGCGGTCTGGACGAACTATAATTAATACTCGCCGACGCAAAAAACAACAACAACAAAGAAAAATAATCACAATTAAATAAATTGTGAGTATTTTTTGCCCGCCTACCTATATACATTTTTGGGTAACAAATTGTATGCCCTATAGACAAGTGCTATTATATTTCCAAGAATCCAAGAAGACACAAATGGTAATGCGATTAATCCGATTAACGTTGCAACTCGCACACCGAAACTGCTCTGCGATGGATATATAAAGGAGAATGCCGCAAAGCAAATTACACAGATGACGTAAATCGTGATGAGAAAATAATAGTAATAAAACTTCAGTCCATCAATACGCTGATCCTCGTAGTACGTTTTGCGCTCGTTTGTAAGAACGTCATTTGTGTCATCCTTGAGATCCTTAAGCAGCTCCTTATTTTCAACCTTATACTTTTTATACAAGTCAAATATATTCTCAAAGTTCAGTCGCAGGGCGTCATATGTGTCTATTTGTGTATTGACTGCCGCCTCTTGGTCGTAAAAGTTTTGCTCAAATGCGTCTGCAATTGCCTGCGCCTTTGCCTGTAGTTCGCTCTCATTCGCATCGTTGTATCCCGAAGTGCCCTGAGTAAATACAAGGTAGTTTTTTTGTGCGGCACTTAGTTGGTTAGGGGCAGAGGCAAGATTTGTCTGCGCATCAAGGTATTTTTGCTTAAGTTGATCTGCCTTTCTTTGCTGTTGACAATTCGCGTCGCAAGATATCGTATCGGACGCTTGACTTATTAATGAATTTAATTTATCGAGGCTATCTGGTGTGCACATTTCTTATACTATATTATACAAGTATAAGAAATTAATGAATATTATAGAATAATGTTGAATCTATTTGAATATTACAAAATCTATTTGCGGCATTGTTGTTTTATCCAGAGTCAGCAGTTGGGGTTGTACACTGATTCAATGTTTTGCTCCACGATAGTCCGTCAGAACAACATCCCTGTCCAATACATGTTCCAGAGACAGATAGAGTATTGGCCCATGGGTCGCTCGTCGATGCGGCGGCAATCGGTGTGGCGCGAACAGACGAAGGATCAAACCCCCAATCGTATTCTTGGTAGTTCATATTGTCTCGCATTATAAGGGATGCAAACCGCTTCCAAAAATAAAACCCACCAATTGCAGAAACGATAATAAGAAGACCAAGATATATGGATGACGGCAATATGCCCGCGTTATTTAAAGTAGCAAGAATAATAACGGGCACAAGAGTATAAATAACAATCTTCATTAACTGCGAATGTTCTGCATATTTGTCTCCATAATAATTGTTAATTTCAACAAGTCGGATTTTATTCAAGTTTTCGTCTTCTAATTGCGCGAGTTGTTTCTTTGAGCGGTTTAGTTCACTTTCAATGATACCAACTGCAGTAGTTTGTTGCTGCAGAGTTCCAACCGACGATGTTAGCGCGTTCTGAAAAAAATCATTAACGCCGCTTAATGTTTGATACAGATTTATACGCATATTCGAGAGCTGGTTAATTTTTGAAATAATTTTTTGCTGTTCTTCGCTTGATAACTGCGGATTTGATTCTAAATTGTCAAATAATTGCTTCTCTATTTGTTGCAGAGCCTGAATATCATTCAATATTTGCTCATTTGTTTGTGCAATGTTCGGTTCTTCAGTAGACATATTATATAAATTATGTGAAGATAATTATATCATATATTGGGATATAATATATGATATATGATATACTTCTTTGAGTGCGTATTACTTTTTGACAACATTCATCGCAACCAATACAGTTCCTGTAGCAAGTATGCTCCAAAATAAATAATCATAGTTTTTTTGCAATACAACTATATCGCTATCTCTTAAAATATTCGGAACATTTGTACTAAAGGTGGTTATCTTATCATTTGTAGATTTAAACTCGTTTAAATANTGTTGCGTCCCTTTTATATTTTTTTGTGACTGCCGCCAAGCAGTACTTGACCCAGTATCAAACTGGGTAGTTAAACCGATAAGTTGCTGCGATTGTTGGTCAAGGCTGGACTGTAACTTCGCCAATTTTGCCTTTTGTGCGGGGGTAGCAGTAGGTAACTTGCGACTTGTGTCCACCTCTCCACCAGCAATATAACCGTTGTACATAATTGAATCTATGTTTTGTGTTTGTGTTGATGCGCCGGCCGGGGAGGTTTTGGGCGTCTTGTTTCTTGCGTAAAGATCATATCCCGGCATTATTGTTGGACTAATAGCAGCGGCAAGGTCGCCTTGTTTTGGCATGCAGTATGTGACATGGTTTCCATGATCGTCCCCTTCAAGATAGTTAAACCCGCTACATTCTGGGTTGCTGTCGCACATTGTTTGACATGTTTTTAGGTCGGCGCTTAATGCTGCGTTGGGAATATCATTTGTAGCATAAGTGTTTGGCATTTTTGTATACGATGTTGAATACTGACTGTTATCCGATGGGTAATCGCGTAATTCGGAATCTGGGTCAATAAATGCAAGCTTAAACAAATCCTTCGGATACGACTGTTTGTCAGTCTCGTATATTGCGTTCCCGTTTGCCCCCCCACCTATATTTCCATCTGCCATTGGTTTACAATTAGACCCCATTACATATGTATTTAAAACCAAATTCCCGTCGGTCTGCATAACCAACGCAATACTCCCGTCATTTGAGCCGACAAAATCGCCAGCAGACAGTGTAGCGCCGGTGGCCATCCAGTTTTTACCATACTTGCCCTTTGCGGCCGCATATGACGGGTTCGGCGACTGTATTTTGCCGTTCGTGCCGGACGCCCAGATTAACCCCTGATTATCTTCAGGTCCACCCCCTCTATAAACACACATGTTGCCGTCGTCTTGTAGAATTAAATAATATATGCTGTCTGGCGTTTTTGCATTATAGACCGAGTTTGACCAGCCCCCGCCGCTCCAGGACCCATCGCCAATCTTTGTACAGTTACCAGCCTTACCATATTTGGTTGCCTGTGCTAAGTCATTACTTAGTCCGCACTGTGCATTTGTTCCGGATGTAGAATTTTGCAGACCGAAATATGCGGAACCATTTTGTTTGGCAATTTGCTGACATTGTTCTAAATTATATTGCTGCGCGCCATTATTAAAGAATGGCATTGAACGCACGGCTTTGTCTCCATAGCACCCAATGTAGTTGCTTGGTTGCGCGGTTGAATTCGGCGTGCTGAAAATAGACTGCCCGGCAGTATTGACAACACTGAGTGACCCAGTATCTGATAATGTCGCAATATTTCCGGATTCTCCCTGGGTATTTGACGACCATACGACAGTAGAACCTGTTTGAATTGTACTAATGCCTAAACTGGTCGCGACGGCCTTGTCATTGCTTGCCACGCACGGGCCAGTAGATGTTGAATAATCTACATTAGTCAGGGCAAAATACTTATACCCGTTATTAGCAGCAGCTTGTTTGCATTGTTCATAATTTGCATGAATAAATCCAGCAAGTACGGTGGGCATCGCCTGGGTCCCACCTGCATTACCAGTATAACAGCCCACGTATTTTGCAGCGGGATTAGTATATGTGTTAGAAACAAATACATTTTCGCCCTCCATTCCAAGACGCTGTCCCTTTTGAACCGGTGTTCCGACAAGCAAATTTGGCTTGGTTGGGATTTTTGCGCCAGGTGCTAAATATGATTCGTTCCACTTAACATTAATGGCAATAAACTTACGTGACGGATCAATGGTGTTGGCAATATCATTTGTTGGAATATATTTTGCTACACCCTGCGCGGTTACATAGAATAGCTGTCCGGTAGAAAACTGGATTATTTTGTTTAAATATGGGTTTGCTGAACTGACCCGTTCAAAGTAGTCATTTGACGTTCCTGTCACTTGGTCTTGTGCCGCCTCATATTCGCTTAAGGTATTCTGGTATTGGCCTTTTAATTTGGCTATAGAGGACTTCTGTGAAGAAAAGTCATTATTGTTGATAACTTGTTGCGTCTGTTTAGTTAAACAGTCTCTTCCAGTTTGGAAGCCCTCAATCGAATGTGCGTTTTCCGCATTTTCCATGTTTGCTATTTTTTTCTCTAAATTCTTTACAATTTGGCCTTGATATTTTTCAAACTTCTTTCCTTGTTGTAAAGATGGCATATAAGATTGAATATCTGGCTGTTTTTGACCACAGGGTGCCTTCTTTTTTTGATTAGCTTTTGGTTTTGTTAAATTATTATTTGTACCTGAAAACAAATTTAGTATGCTATTCATCATTAATATAGTGATATACAAAAATATCATTACATTTTCTATTTATCTCCCCAACTAATATACAGTTTTGGCGCGTATGCCAATTGTTAGCAAAATCATGCCGAGTAAAATAATATATATAGGCGCTCCCACATTCATAAGACTCTTACCTCCTCCGCTCTGCAACCCAGAACCAGATGACGACCCTGCCACAAAGTTGTACAATAAATATACCACAATGATTGCCAATAATGCAAGCAATACATATGTATAGTATCTTTGCGTGACTGCAAGCCCGGTTTGTATTTGAGCTTGGTCTAATGTTTGATATTTATCAGATAGCCGACTTATTCTGTCTCGGTCCTCGTTTAACTCCTTAAACTGGGTTTCCAAGTCGGCGGTCTTGAAGTGTCGCTCTTGGGATTGAGTTTTGTACGCAGCCTCTTCGCTTGCAGTTATTTTCTGTATTTTTTCATTTACATCGGAGAGTTTCTGGTTAATAGTTTTAACTATATTAAGCAGCTGTTTCCCCTTGGTAATTATTGCATAATCATCCTGGGTCCCGGTAGTTACACTTGAATCCCCACCTCTTAGCAGGCACGATTGTCGCTGGGGTGCAGTCGCATTAAATGTTGCCCCTGTGCACCCTGTTGTTTGCGCGCACGACGCCTTGCACTCCTGTAATGTGGCCGAATTATTTTGGCCAACCGATGACGTCCCCCAATAGGTTGCCCCTTTAATACTAACCAACGGTTGCCGGTCAATATTGTATTGGGGCGCTGAACTCTTATTATACGAAGATGCATTGTAGTTTGGGTTGGTAACCGTGGTAACGCCAATAACACAACAGCTGCTATTGTCAGAATTATGCGGGCCGGTCCAATCGCCGCTCAAATCCTTGTAGTTAGGTTTGGTATAAAGTTGGTTATCAGTCCCGACACCAATAAGTGTCCCATCTGGGGCAATAGTGATTGCCTTAACGCAGCAGGATCCTTGGCTTTGCCATTGTTGGCTGGGCAAATTTTTATAACTTTGTTTTGTCCAAATCTGGCCTCCGCCGCCGCCAACTGCAAATAAAGAGCCATCCGGAGCAATTGCAATAGAATATACCTGTTCTCCGGGGGTCGACGCCTTTACCCAGGCATCATTTACGCCTGTTTTGGAATACAATGTGTTATCCGTTCCTACACCAATAACTGTGCCGTCTTGACCCATCGCAACAGATATTGCGCAGCAAGAGTTCTTTACCGATGCAGACCAGTTTGCGTCATAGGCTGTTTTACGCACTATGTTATTTGCACCGATACCCAATAACCCTTTTCCATCATTCGCCGTACAAATAGCCTGACAGTTTGTTGTATTGTCATTGATTAATTCCCATGGCGCGCTTAACCCTTGTCTGCTATATAGTTTACCGTCGGCTCCAATTCCAATAATAATATAGGGGTTGCCCGGGTTGCCATAACACCCCATCCGGTGCTTATAATCTGGATTGGTTGCCCACGCAAACGCATCGTCTATAAGACCAGCCAATGTTTTCCCCTTTGCCCAGCTACTGGACGCATCCGGCTGTACCGTTCCTGCTCCACATCCGACCTTTTTCCATATTTCATCGTAGCATTGCTGAGTAATCCCGGTGCTGTCCGCTGAAAATGACCCGCACGGTAATTCCGTCTCCACCTTTAAATGATTTACATAGTCGGTGACCGCCTGGCGATATTCAATCAACAAATTTTTATATTCAGAACTTAGGGTTTCTAAATCAAGAACACTTGATTTACTTTTATTATGTATTTCTTCTGTATTTTGTGGATTCATCTATATATCTATTACAAGAAAACATATTTTACTTTCTGCGATAAAAATAGTACGCTATAGAGGAAACAGAGAGAATGCAAACAACCGAGACAACTACGGCAGCAGGTGGCGTATCTGGCGAATACTCGGCGGCAGGTGGCGCCAAGGCAATCCTACGAATTAGGCTGTCTATTGGCGGCTGTATCGTGACCTTCCGGTTAACCTCGTCGGTGAGTTTTCTTATAGACTCCTGCATAGATTTTGTGCAGTAATCATGTAGCTGTTGGTTAAAGATGTTAGGTTTTGAGCAATAATCATAGAGTGGTTGGTTAAATATTTTAGGCTTGGATGTAAGTGTAAATATAAGTGATCTAAACATATATAATCTTACAATCTTAAAATATTTAATAAATGGCATTTTAGCGAGCTTGTGTCGGAACAACCGCTGCTGGAGCTCGGTACATTTTTGAAATAATACCCATTACCACAAAAATACTCAAGAACAGACCCCAATTTCGCAAATAACCCGAGTCGTACATTTCCATATAGTCGGAAATCAATTCGGCCGACGCGTTGATTTTGGGTTCAACTATGCCAAGTTTTGCCCTTAATCGTCTGTTCGTTTTTCTCTCTTCTTTAATCAAAATGTCTAATTTGAATAGGGTCTTGTTCATTGTGTCAGTGCTACTTTGTACATCATTTGACAGCACAAACATATCAGAGTTCATCTTGTTCAAATTGCTCTGTATATTTTGAAACATTTGTTGGTACTCTGGGTAATCAGGATTTTTATTAAAAAAAACATAATACTTTTTGAAGTCGTCCAACATGGAAGGCAATTGCGAGTTCATTGTTGCGATTTTTTCTCTAAATTTGCTTGAATCCGGGAAGGTATTGGTTATTTCTTTAGTATCATACAGGTCCATTAATATACATAGGTATTTAAATAAAAATTAAATAATATTAATCAAACAACAAATAACGCCTTCGCCCATTATATTTGATGGATTACTGAATGAAATGTAAATATAGGTAATAAAATGCAAAATTTAGTATATAAACAATTTCTCCATAAAATATTTTTTCGTTTATATTTATTATAATAAATAATAGCATGAAAATTTGTAAAAACAATGACGACAATAGAATTAGGTTACAATCTGTCAAATAACAATGTCTCAACATAAAAAATAATATAGCAATAAAGGCTAAAAGGGCAAAAAAATAATGAATATTGTTGGTTTCGTTTACCCATATGAGGCCATATATACCAATAAGTAATATACCAATTAAAATTTTGGAATAACGGTCGTTTCTCTCTAATTCGTACAACATGGTTCCTATGCCCATCAAAAGCATAAAAAATAGTATGTGGTGTTTACAATTATCATTACATATTATGTTAGATACGCTATTATTTGAATTATAACTATAATAAACGTAAAAAATTGGTACTAAATAACAAATTATCATAAACAACAATAATGAATTTTTACTCATATTATATATTTGGCGGATATAATATATAATGTAGTTGGCAGTTGAAATGCACAAGGGTTCAATAAAATAAAAATTAGAGGGACTCGTTTAAAAGAATGCGCTATCATCAAAGCACGTCAATTTTGCAACATGTTCCTTTGTTTCAGGGTAACCCCCAATAAATGCGCCATTGTAAAAAATTATAGGGAACACCTTTATATCGCGTTGAGTCATATTATTTATAAAAAGCAAAAAAGACTGCTTATCTTCCAGAATATATTCGTCGCAATCTACCACAGTAAAATTTAACTTGTTATCCTGCAGCAATGTTTTTACCTTTGAACACTGTAAACACCCGCTCTTGCTATAAATTGTAAAACCAGACTCGTTGGGTCGTGTATATTCCATTAAATTATTGCGTTATTATTTCTAATTCATTTTTACATTTTATATTTTAGAGTTTACATTTTACATGTTTGTGGTTTTAAATACAGACTCTATAGTAGTTTGCCTCAATTGCAGTCTTGCTGGGTCGTATAATATTGCATACTTGTCCAGGTCTCAGACCAATTACGCGCGCAACTGGGTCAAACCTTGAAATATCTGGAAACAGCGACCTATCCGCAATATTGTATTTTTGCATAATAC